GTCCCAAACCACGCACTTTTGGTGGACGCAAAAATCGTTCCACTTTTCATTATAACGAAAAACTTGACATATATTAAACATTTTGTTATACTTTTTTCATATTTTTTAACAGGATTTAATATGGCTAAGATGCTTTACACACAAAAAGAGGTTTTAAACTTGCTTCACAAGAGAGGTGTTGCTAAGTTCAACAAATCTTCATTCAGTGAAGCTGTCAGTAGAGGTCAAATACCTTTTCACAATGAAGATGGAGTGCGTAACAAACTCTATGACTATGATGAAGTAGCTAACGCTATAAAAATGGCGGGTATAGGCGGTATAGTGATTAAAGGTCTTCGCGATGTTGACCCTGATGACCCTAAATTAGAGAAAAAAGCCCGTAAAAAGAAAAAGTCAATAACTGAAAAGCTTGATAAAGTGCAGCCTCCAAAAGAGGGTCAGACAAAAGACGAATATGGTGAGCTTGTTATTGAAGAACTTGGGGAAAAACCAACTATAACCGATGCAAACATATATAAGACACTCTATTCCGGTAAACTTGAAAAGCTTAAATATGAAAAAGAGAAAGGTCTTTTAATCTCACGCGAAGAAGTGGAGGATAAAGCGTTTGCTGTATCAAGAGCGATACGTGATAAGATACTTTCAATACCGGAACGTATGTCAAATGAGCTAGCTAGTATCTCTGACCCACACGTCATAAAAGAACTTTTATATAAAGAATTTGGGATGATGTTAGATGGTTTTAGTAAGGATAGTTTTTTATGAAAGATGACACATTAACACTTTATGCTGCGGTTTTTGTATCACTCATAATTGCAGGCAGTGTACTATACCTTAGATTTCAACATCCAAATTGGACTGAAACGCAACTTTTTTTACATTTATTTTGGGGGATTTACAAATGATTAATCCTGTTGTAAAAGGTGTCAACGCAGGTTTCAAACCTGACCCACGTTTGACTGTGAGTGAATGGTCTGATAAATATAGAATACTTACAAGTGAGGCATCAGCTGAAGCCGGCCGGTGGCGGACAGACAGAACACCGTATCTTAAAGAGATTATGGATGAAATGTCACCAACGAGTCCTACACAGCAAGTTAAAGTTATAAAAGGAACACAGTTAGGCTTCTCATCTATCGCGGATAACATTGCTATGTGTTATCTTGACTTTTATCCGTGTCCTATTTTGTACATATTACCAACTGAAACACTTGCGAAAGGTACATCAAAACGAAGACTAACACCATCAATACGTGCAATACCTCATCTCGCTAAGAAAATCATAGGCGGGAAAAGTAAAAATGATATTGGTGAAACATATTCAAAAGCTGTTGCCGGCGGTAACATCGCGCTCGGATGGTCTAATTCAACAGCATCGTTTCGTTCATTTTCAGCACGTGTAGTTATGCTGGATGATGTTGACGGTTTTGGTACATTCGGTGAGGGTGATGTTATGGAGCTCGGTAAGGCTCGTGCGGATGCTTTTGCTAACAAAAAGATATACATAAACTCAACACCAACTATTTCAGGACTATCTAACATAGAACCTGAGTTTGAGGATAGTGACCAACGTGAATATGAAATGCCTTGTCATGAGTGTGGGGAACTTATGGGTTTTAAATGGGAGTATATGACATTTGAAAAAGACAAACGAGGTTATTTAAAAGGTGATGTAAAATGTGCGTGTCCAAATTGCGGCTCACTTATACCTGAGTTTAAGAAAACAGAAATGATGGCTAAAGGTATATGGATACCTAAAAACGAGGGACATCAGCATAGAGGGTATAAATTGACTTCGTTTTATTCTCCACTTGGATGGCTATCTTGGAACGATATAGCACGTGAGTTTATAAAAGCGCATAGATTATTACAAGAGGGTGATACACGTGCTATGCAGGTTTGGAAGAACACACGTAATGCTGAGGTCTGGAAAGAGAATTTAGCCGGTATTGACATTAAGAGCGCGAATGACCGCGTTGAAGAGTATGGATGTGAAGTGCCGAATGATGTTTATGTGCTTACTTGCGGTGTAGATACACAAGATGACCGTTTTGAGCTTGAAGTTCTGGGGCATGGGCGTAATGGTGAAACTTGGTCTATAGATTACAAGGTGATAGCTGGAGACCCTCAATTTGAAGAAACACAAGAAATGCTTGATGATTATCTTTCTCGTTCATTTACACGACAAGATGGAGCTAAGATGAAAATTATGGGCACGTGTATTGATACCGGTGGACACAGAACAAAAGATATTTATACATATTGTGAGAATAGAATACCTAATAAGATTTTTGCTATCAAGGGGGCTAATACTATAACAGCACCTATAACAAATAAGACAATATATGATATGTCACCTGATGAGCTAACACTTTTTTCAATAGGTGTGCACACATTGAAAGATGACTTTTTTGCCAAACTTGGGGTGAGAAAAGAGGGTGCGAATTATTGTCACTTTCCAAACAAACCCGTATATAATGACAAGTATTTTAATATGCTAACAGCTGAAAAACGTGATGATAAAGGTAAATATGTTAAAGTTAGGTTAAGAAATGAGGCATTAGACGTTAGGATTTATGCGTTAGCAGCGTTATCAATATTGGATGTTGAGCCAAATCTCCTGAAACGTCCTGTAATAAGTATCGGAAAGGTAGTACCTGATGCACCGAAAACAGCTCAAAATACTAACCAAAACGCTCACATAATGAACGAAACAGCTAACTTTCTTGACGATTTTTAACGGATTGTGTTATAATTTCACATAAAAGGAAGTTATTATGGCAGTTACTTTAAAAACATACGGTCAACAACTCGCTGAAGTTCAGGAAGCAATCTATGCTGTAAATACTGCACAAAGATATGAAATTAATGGTCGTGTTGTACAAAGAGCTGACTTACAATTTCTACAAAGACGTGAAGAGTGGCTAACTAAGATGCTCAATACTTACGGAGACGTAATAGCAGGCTCAACAGTGTCACGAGGTGCTGCGCAAGTCCAATTTGGAGACTCAGAATAATGTTTGAATTTATAGACAGAGCGGCGTTAGCTGTAGTCAAAGCTATTTTGAAAGTTCGCGGGTTTTATGAGGGTGGAAAGGTCACTAATGCTAATAAAGATTTTTGGAACGCTATATCGGATTTTGAAACAACAGCTGCGCCGGATAGAGATAGACTTCGTGCGCGTGCTAGATGGCTTAGTGCTAATAATGCTATTATGGATAACATTGACAATGCTATCATCAATAATGTTATTGGTAATGGGATACATCTACAATCAATAACAGGAAAAAAGAAATATGATGACACTGTTGAAGAGGCATTTAAAAAATGGGCTACGAACCCTAAAACTTGTGATGCGTTAGGTAAGTTCACTTTTTATGATATGCAGCGTATGATGCTTAAATCACGTATGGTTGATGGTGAGATTTTCATATACAAACGCGTGACTGATACAGGACTTAAATTGCAGCTCATTGAAGCTGATGCCGTAGACACAGGACGTACTGACGGTGGGATAGAACTTGATGCAAGCGGTGTCGTTATCAAGTATCATTTCAAAGATGTTAAAGGTACTCCATTCAGTATTGATGCAAAACACATCATCAATTATTTCATAGCTGACCGCCCTAGTCAAGTACGCGGTGTGTCTGAGTACAAACAGGCTATTTTAGACCTTAAAAACTTTTCAGCATTTCAAACCGCATCAATACAGGCAGCTAGAGCTCGTGCTAATATTGCGTATGCTGTAAAACAGAGTGGTAAAGGTGACCCATTCGGGGCAAACCTAAACAAAAAGATACAAACAATAAATGGCGTTAGTGTTTTATATATGGATAAGGGTGAGGATATAACGAAACTTGACCCCGACTCTGTATCAACAGATTATGTACAATTCAGTGAGAACACAATTAGACTTATTGCTACAGCACGTAAGCTTAGTTACGAACTTTCATTTAGAGATTATTCAAAAGTGAATTTTGCATCATCAAGAGCATCTTTATTACAAGACTTTAAACGTTTTGATGCTGAGCAAGAACATTTTGTAAATTACATTTTAAATGATGTTTTTGAAACTTGGTTAAAAAATGCTGCACTTTTAGGTGAAGTTAAAGCTACAGGTATTACAAAAGCCCCTGACAAGTGGATAAAACCAAAATGGATTATGCCAAAACGTGACTTAGTTGACCCATTAAAAGAAATCACAGCTATTGAAAAGAAAATTAGACTCAACCTCACTTGTGAAACGGATGTTGCAAATTCAGAGGGAGAGGATTACGAGGAAATCTTACGTAAGAAAGCTCGTGAAATTGAGTTAAAAGCTCAATATGGTATCCCTGACTATACTATGCAAAATAGTAATATGGACGACGGGGTAAATTCTAAAGGCGACCCAAAGGACTATGATGAAAATCCTACGGGCGCTGAGGGTTCATCATCTAATAAAAAAGGAGATAGTAGTAATGCCTAAACAAATAAACAAACGAGAGGCTTTACGCGGAACTTCTCAAACACGGAGTATGGGGGTTAGCGTTAGCCGTAATGACAATGCGGAAGATAACACCCTTACTTTCGTGTTTGTAAGTGACGACAATGGCGGAACACGTTTCGATTGGGGTACAGGAGAGTATTATACTGAAGTGTTGGATGTAAACGGTGCAACAACTGAACATTTAAATACTTTCTTTAAAGACCACATAAGCAGTGTTGACAGCGCTGTTGGTAAGGTCAGCAATCCCCGTGTTGAAAACGGTCAGATTGTAGGTGAAGTTACTTTCGGGAGCGATGCTGAGTCACAACGTGTATTCAGTAAGTATAACGAGGGTATCTTAACGGATGTGTCAATCGGTTACGAAATTCGTGACTATGAGGTGACAAGAGGTGCTAATAATGAACAGGATACGGTAACTGTTACGAACTTTGATATTTTTGAAGTTTCAGCTGTCGGAATTGGTTTCGATAGCGGGGCAACAAAAAGAGAAAGTATTATCAATAGGAGTTCAGAAATGAATGAAGAACAATTAGAACGCCTTGCTCAGCTTGAAGCTATGTCAAAGCGTAACAAAGAAGAGATTGCTGAAATGGCAAAACTTGAAAAAATGCGTGTTGCTGATGAGAAAGCTAAACTTGATGCTGAAAGAGCCAAACTTGCTGCTGAAAAAGCAAACGTTGAACGTCAAAAAGAAGTTCAAGCTATTGCATTAGATTTCGGTGAGCGTGGAGCTAAAATTCTTGGTGAAAACCCAGAAGTTACAGCGAACGAGTTTAGAGCGTTACTTTTAAAAGACTTTGCAGGTGAAACACCGGCTGTTGGTACTCCGGCAACTGATGAAAACGCTGAAAGAGCTAAAAAAATTGATGCTATGGTTGATGGTCTTGCAATGCGTGCAGGTGCTAAAATCGAAAACCCAGCTGAGGGTGCAGAGCGTTATCGTCACGCATCACTTGTATCGATTGGTAATGCACTTTTACCTGAGAGCGAAAGAAGTTTTGACCCTGCGGTTACTGCTGAGCGTTCACTTGTAAGTGGTGATTTTCCATTATTGCTTCAATCTGTAGGTGCAAGAGTTTTAGTATCTGAGTTTAGTGCTCAATTAGGTACATACAAGACTTGGATGAAAGAGGTTGACGTTCCTGATTTTAGAACAATGACTGAGTTAACAGCTACTGTTGGTGGTGGTCGTCTTTCTAAAACACTTGAAAACGGTGACTTAAAAGAACTTAGCGGTGCTGAAAAAGCAGAGAGCTGGAAAATTGAAACATTCGGTAATAAATTTGTACTTACACGTCAAATGATTATCAATGATGATTTAGGTAACTTTACAAACCTCATCAGTACATTCGGTCGTATGGCACAAACAACTGCAAATGGTATTGCTTATGACATTTTACAGTTAAAAGGTGACTATAAGAACTATGAAATGTCAGATGGTAAATCATTCTTTCATACGAGTCGTAACAATACAGCTACTGCTGCATTATCTTCTGAGGCATTGTCGGCTGGTCGTTTAGCTATGTCTAAACATAAATCCATTGATGGTAAAACACCACTCAATATTGTACCTAAGTATCTTATTGTGTCACCAGCACTTGAAGTTACAGCTAAAGAAATTCTTGGTGCACAAAGTAAACTTGGTGCAGACAATGTCAATGTTCCTAATGTTAACCAAAGCGCTTACGAACTTGTCGTTGACCCTGAGATTACATCAGACACTGCTTGGTACTTACTTGCTGGTGAAAGAACATTTAAAATGGGTTATTTGGCTGGTACGGGACGTGCTCCACAAATTAAAGTCAATGACTCAACACTTATTCGCACAACATTCGAGGGTATCTTCGATATTGGTGTAATGTGTGAAGATTATCGTGGTCTTTACAGAGGTAATAACTAGGGTTTGCGCCTTAGTTATTTTATATAAAAGGATTTTCAGATGAAGAAATTATATGATGGTTTTGTATTAATTATGGTTGCATTGGTCGCGACAGCTGTTCGTGATGTTGTTGTTTTTGCGGATAGTATCGGTATTGCTCAAACAGCTGGTGAGATTGGTGAAAAAATTTCAGTTGATACTGTTGGTGTTTATGAGTTTCCGGCGGCTAACGCTGATGAAATTAAAGTTGGTGATGTTGTTTATTGGGATGCTGGTAATAGTGTTGTTACAACAGACTCTAACTCTGGTGCAAATGTTCGTGCAGGCGTATCTTGGGGTACAAAAGCTGCATCAACTGACGGTAACGTTGGCGTTAAGATAGGATAGGTTTATGTTGTTACGTGATTTTAAAGAACAAATGAGCTTAGATGTTAAAGACATTTTTTTACAAGAATTTGCAACACAAGCTATTTATAAATCACGCGACACATTAAAAGAGGTCACTGTTCAATTTTTTGAGCAAAGTCTCGACCAATTAGACACAACATTTTTTCACGCGTGGGCTTCTTATTCTGAAATTTCAGATATTCAAAAGAATGACACGCTTGAAATAAATGGAACAGTTTATGGGGTTGTTGATTTATCACCAGATGAGTTTGGTGATGGTGTTAACATTTTCTTACAAGAGGTATAGTTATGGGCTGCTCAATGACAGAACAAGAAGTTATAGATTTATTAATATCATCGGCGAAAGACAATGGTGAAATAAGTCCTAGAGTTGTTGTTATGACTAGAGTACAACCAAAACGCTCATTAACTAGAGTTGTTAGATTTGCACTTGTTGTGACTTCTGACAATATAACATTAGTTGATGCTATGGTGAAAGCAGTTTTACCTTACGATGAACTTGATTTCGTAGGGTCTGAATTGAATTTACAAGGTGATATGGATATTGCATATTTATATTTTGAAGCATCAATTATTGCAAATATAAAATAAAGGTTGTTTACTATGGCTGCACAAAGTAAATATTATAACACAGGTGGTGGGGAATTAAAATTCACACCTATCGTAGATGGTGTTTTGGGTACAGAGGTTGATTTTGGGCAAACAGAAAATGTTTCGTTTTCCACAACAGTTGACACACTTACTCATGACAATACAGAGACTTGCACCGCGTATGAGGATATGAACATTCTTAAAAAGATTACAGGTAAATTGTCTATTGAGACTCTTGAAATTAGTCCTGAAATGCTTGAAAGAGCTTTCTTAGGTAAATTAACAAGAACAGCAACTGCTGCTGCAACAGCAACTACAGCTAACGTTACAGCAACAGAGCTTGACACGCCAATTTACATTGGAACTAAGTTTCTTTCAAACGTTGTTGTAAAAGACTCTTCTGATGCAACGACGTATGTTGAGGGTACAGATTACACACTTAACGCTGACAAAGGTTTAATTACTTTTAAAACAGGTGGCGGGGTGTCTAAAAATGATGTTACACACGTTACGTTTGATAACGCTGCTTATGATGACATTGATGTTCAAGGTTACACTGAAAGTAAAATTGAGGGTGTACTTGTATTTGAGTCTTGCGCTGCAAATGGTGTGAACTATAAATACACTTTTCATCGTGTATCATTACTTGCGAGTGGTGACTTTAACCTTAAAAATGCGTCAGAGTTTGTTAAACTTAGCTTTGAGGGTACAATGCTTGCATCAGAACTTGTTTCGGGCGATGGTGTCTCTAAGCTATTTAAAATCGAAGCTGCTGAAAAAACAGCGTAGATTTATAGGTCACTCTTTGGAGTGGCTTGTTAAATTTATAAAGGATTAAAAAATGGCTAAAACATACAAAGACCATAATGGAAATAAGATTGTTGTTCAATCGTTAACTTTTGGATATTTGGAAGATGTTGAAAATGGAGTTATAGAAGAGTCTATTGGGGATGCAATTTTGGATGCAACTGATTTAACGACTGAGCAGTTACGCGCACTAACACGTATCGAAGCAAATGAGATTTTTGAGATAATCAAACGTGAAACATATCCGGAGCTTTATAACGAAGATGGAACTGAAAAAGATTTTAGTGATATTAATGTAGAAAGTGATAAAAAAAAAGTCTAAGTTATATTAAAGCACGGCTTATTCGTAACGGTCATATTGACCCTAGACCTTATCGTATGTCTTTTGTTATGATATGTCTTGAAGAAATCAATGATAATATTGAAGAAAATTTACGCTATAATGCTATATCTAGTCGTGTTGCACAAGCTAGTGAGGAAGATTTTGCTGAGTTTATGAAACTTGGTGATGACAGTAAATCCAACTTAGTAGTTGACCACGAGTCTCAAATGAGACAATTTTTACAAGGATAAGTTATGGCTGATAAGACTCAAAACGTCAAGATTAACATAAAAGCTGAAACAGCAAAAGCCACTAATGAAATAAAGCGTCTTAACGGTCAAATTGACAAACTTAAAAAACAAACGACAAATTCAACATCAAGTATGAAAAAGGCTACAAAGTCTGTCAGGGCTTTATCTGGTTCTTTTGTACAACTCGGTGAGCACTTAGCCCGTGTTGCAACATATTACGCTGCATTTCAAGCCATAACCGGTGTCGTAACAAAATTTGCATCGTTTGAGCAGCAAATAAAAACTCTAGGTGTTGTTTCGGGGGCATCCGGCAAACAACTTGATGCATTGAGTGATAAAGCTAAAGAACTTGGTGAAAGTACAGTTTTCAGTGCTTCACAAGTAGCTGCTGCAATGACAGAAATGGGTCGTGCTGGTTTTACAGCTGAACAACAATTAGAGGGAATTAAAGGTGTTCTTGACCTTGCTGTAGTCGGTAATGTGGATTTAGCGGAAGCTTCAAATATGGCTGCTGCCGCAATGAATGGTTTTGGTCTTGAAGCTAGTGACATTTCAACTGTCGCAGATGTTATGGCAAGAGCTGCAAATGACTCTGCCCAGACAGTTTCACAGTTATCACAAGCATTTAAGAAAGTTGCACCTATTGCCACACAGTTTGGTAATAGTTTGAATGAAACTACGGCTGCGCTTGAAGTTATGGCTGACTCAGGTATTCGTGCTGAGCGTGCGGGTACACAACTTAAAATAGTTATGCAGCGTTTAAGTGCTGATAATCAAGTGAAAAAATATCTTGATGACCTTTCAAAGAAAGCCGGCGGCGTATCAACCGCAATGTATGATGCAAACGGTAATGTCAAACCTCTAGTGGAACAACTAAAAGTCCTTAAAAATGCTGTAAAAAATCTAACACCTGAAATAAGAAATGCTGAATTGTCTCGTATTTTTGGAACAGAGTCTGCGGCTACAGGTGAAATACTACTTAAATCTATTGATAAAGTTATAGGTAAAACTAAAACCTTAAATAAATCTTACGGTTACGCCTCTGAGTCGGCTCGTGAAATGATGAATACTTTAATGGGTGCGTACAAAGAGCTTATGTCAGCGTTAGAGGGATTGGCTATTAGAATAGGCTCAGAGTTATCCCCAGCATTAGTTAGCAGTACGGATAGTATGACAAACTTTATCCGTAATATCGATGATAAAACCATTAAAGATTTTGCGAAGTCCATTAGTCGATTAATTGAAGATATTGAATGGTTTGCTGAAACATTAGGTGGAGTAATTAAATTATCATTCGGTTTTGTATCAGCGTTACAGGATTTTACAGGTGCTTCAGATAAACTCATAATGGTCATTGCACTTTTAATATTAAACTTCAAAAAACTTAAAAAAGCAGTTACAGGATTTTATTCATTAATGGGGGTAGCTGCTAATCCGTTCGCAGCGTTTTTTATTGCTATAGGTTTAATCATAGGTAAGTTAGAGGCTATAAAGTCAGAACTTGGAGACTTAAATGATACGTTGGAAGATAGTGAAGCACGATGGAAAAAGCTAAATGGGGCTATTGCAGATTTTGGCAAGTTGGATGCTACTAAGTCAACATTGAAAGATGTTCGTGAAGAGACAGATAGATTAAATAAAGCTATAGATAACAGTAAAAATGCCATTGCTGAATATGAGAAATCTATTCGTAAATTGAAAAGTGGTTTACTACCAATGACCGACGCTGAAAGAACATTGGTTGAGGCATATAAAAATAAAATAAATGCTGAAAAAACTATTATTGCAAATGCTGAAAAATATAAAAAATTAACAAAAGAAATTGGCATTGCTGTTACTAAACGACGTAATGCTGAAATAGCAGCTATGAACGCAACACGTAATGCGGCTGTGCAATTATCGTCACAAGCACAATTACTCAATGAAAAAGAACTTAAAAGTGTCGACAAACTTATAAAAAAATATGAAGATAGAAAGAAGACAGCTGAGAATACTCTAGCAACACTTAAAAATAAAGAAAGACGATATGTCAATGATTTGATTAAGTTAGAGAAAAAACTTGCAGATACTCGTAAAAAATACGCTGATGAACGAACAAAATTAGCATTGGACCATAACGCAAAAATTGCAGATTTACGAACGACAGGGATGAGTGATTTACAAAAATATAATAATGCTCAATTACGTGCCGAACAAGCATTTTCAAAAGCTAAAGCTGAACTTGTAAAAGGTAATTTAGTAACAGCTAAACAATATTTAGCAGAAGCTGATAGGTTAGCTGCTGAATATGCTGCATCTGAAATTTCTCACGAAGAGGAAGTGCAAAAGTATGATAAAAAAACTAAAAAGTTTAAGTTAGAGACAATTAAAGTTATTGACAAGACTGCTAAACAAACAGCACAAAACGCAATAGAATATGAAAATAAACGTTATTCCATTGTGCAAGCACTTTCAAAAGAAGAAGAGCGTCGCGCTATTGCTAAAATCAAAAATGAAATGGCGCTTAAAAAAGCTCAGATAGAATTAGTAAAAGCTGAGATAGATTTACAAGTTCAAGCGATAGAGCTTATGACTAAAATGATTTCTCAGATAACAGGTATTAAATGGGATGAAGACTTAAATAGAGCTAAAGAGCATATAAAAGATATTGAGAAAAATATTGATGCTATATTCGACAAACAACGTCAAATGAAAATACAAGCTGTGCCAGACCCCGTTACCTTGAACGAAACAGCTAATAAAATAACTGATGAGGTTGAAAAAAAAGCTGATGCGGCTAAAATAAAACCAAAGGTTGATGCTGATACGACGCAAGTTAATGATAAATTAAAATATGTTGAAAATGAGTTTGGGCAAATTGTAAGTAAACTTGAATTAGACACAAGTGATGCTGAGGGTGGTTTTTACGAGTTCACATCACGCAACACGAAAACAGGTATAACAACTGACCTTTTATTAGATGATGACCCAGCCCAACAGCAATTTAACACACTTAAAAATCATATTGAGGCGACATCACCAACATCTAAACTTAATTTTGATACCCGCGCAGCTATTCAAAAAGATAATGCGTTTGTGGCAAAAGCAAAACGACCAATAAGTCGTAGGTTAGATACTTATGAGGTTTTTCATCCAGCACCAATACCTCGTAAAACAGGTGGATTGATACCTAGATTTAATTCGGGCGGACATTTGGATAATGGTATAGGTCACAGTAGAAAAACAGGAAAATTACCCGGGTACGGTGGTGGTGATAAAATCAAAGCTCTTTTAGAGGCTGGTGAGTTCATTATTCGTAAGGAAGCTGTTAAAGCATTAGGTCTTGAACGATTGAACATTTTAAATCAAGGTATGTTACCACGTTACAATCAAGGTGGAGTGGTAGCAAAAGTACCTCGATTTAGTTCGGGTGGTTCAGTAAACCCATTGCGTACTGTAAATTTGAATTTGAATATTGGTGGCAGAACGTTTGCAACTTTGAGTGATGAGTCAGTGGCCACTGCATTATCTGAATATTTAACAAGGAGCACTTTATGAAAAGAGTCACAAAAATTGATGGTGTTACACTTGATAATAAATGCTTTATTTCAACAGAATTTGATATTGATGATTATATTGCAGAACGACAGATTGCTGTTGATGGTTCTAGTGTCGTGTTTGTGCAGGCAAAGGGTACTATGAGCAATGAAGTACAAATAACGTCCAAATCATCAGGGTGGATAAAAGAGGAAACAAAAGACGCGTTGATTGACACAGTTGACGAAAGTGCAAAGGTCATAGAGTTTGACGATAATACGTCAGCAACATACTACTACGACCATACAAAAGTACCTTTACAGTTTTCTCCACTTTATGAGGGTTGTTTATGGTATAATGTTGAAATTAATCTACTAAAAGGATAGAAAAATGGCAAGTGCAATTTACAACGAATTTAAAGCGAAGATAGGCTCTATTGATTGGGCAAATGACACAATTAAGGTGGCATTGGTTACAAGCTCATATACTTTAGATATTGACGCTCATTCAAACTTTGATGACATTACAAATGAGGTATCAGGAACAGGATATACGGCAGGTGGGGCTGCACTAGCAAATAAGACCGTCACTAGAGACGATACGAACGATTGGGCGAAGTATGACGCAGATGACGTTACTTGGGCAAATAGTACGATTACTGCAAGAGGAGCTGTCATTTACAAAGACACAGGCACGACTTCAACATCAACACTTGTAGCTTATGTAGATTTCGTTACGGACAAATCATCAAGTGCAGGAGACTTCATTATTCAATGGCATACTGACGGTGTGTTTAGACTTGGTTAAGCTTTAAAAGGCTAACCAATGGCACTCGTTCTCAAAAGGGGTTTAGACCCGTTTGAAGATGGCTCACTAAAATTCTCGTGGATATTTACAGACCCGAATGATAATAGTGCGACCAACGACAGCGAACAATCAGCAACAAATACAATAGGTGCAATAAGCGATGTCTCTACATCAGAAAACGCACCACACTCACTAAACGCATCAACAGCTAATGCAGACAGTACGGTGGCTCACGGCTTTGGAGCAGGAGACCCGTTCACAATATGTTTTTGGGGGAGACTTCAAGATAAAGATGAGAGATGTGCTGTTTTTATTGGTACACCTTTTTCATCAACCTCTTTAGGTGTCGGGTATTATGACGGAAAAGCCGTGGGTATATTCGGGTCAAGTTACTACGACTTTGGAGCAGAAGACGATACAGATTATCACTACTTCTCTATGACCTATGACGGTGTTACTGCGGAATGGTTTAAAGACGGCACAAGTCAAACATCACATAAAGCAGACATCAACACAGACGCAACCCAAAAGGTACGACTTTACACAAACGACACAGATGTTTATGGGACAGACATTACTGTATTTGACAGGGTTTTGACATCAACTGAAATATCAGATTTGATGAATGATAACTTTGCAGGAGCTTCCGAAAACATAGCTCAACCAGACGTGATAAATCTTTCTATCTATACACCTAGAGCAACAACACAATGGAGTTGGCTAAATAGAGGTAATAATCCATTCGGAGATAACTCAGACGTTGCTATGTGGACTTTCACGGACAACGATACGGGAGACGCTATAATAGACTGCGTTGAGGGTGGAAACACATTCAGCTCACTATCTAACGTAGTAGAAGACCACAACACGCCATATAGCCTAAATTCTCTGCAAGGGAATAGCGGGCACCAATACTCTCAAAATAATCAACCGTTTAGCGGTGCAGATGACGCTACTCTTACATTCTGGATTAAACCAGATATTTCTGGAACGATAGCGAAAGGGTCTGTATCTCTAGGCGGTCACTTTGTTGCAAAGGCATTTGGTGTCGGTTGGCGTGATAGTAGTGGAGTGCCTAAGTACACATTCCAAATCGGCACTACATACTATTGGCTAAACGAGATAGTTGAGACTTGGGAAGAGTGGCAACATATCGCTATGACTATCAAATCAGACGGTACTATACGGGTTACTCGTAACGGTACGCAGATGATAAATTTGACTGGTCAGACGATAGACTTCGACAACACGAAAAAGATAGAGTTTTACTCAGAGAGCAACGTAGATTACGTTTCGGATATTTGTGTATGGGATAGGGTCTTAACCGACGCAGAGATTGAAAAGCTAAGAACAGATGATTTTGTAAAAGGCGGATTGGTTAGTGCAGATTTAAACACAATCACATCAACGTTACTAGAGCCGACGTATAAATTTGTGACACATAGTGAGTTATTGACATTAGATATAACACTATTGCAATCAAAAGTACAGGAACCAATCATTTTTCCAAACAGTTTATCAATAGATAGTGCCGTAAATATTGTGTCAGTTTCTCTTCCTAAACTAATTGAAGCAAATATAATTGATATAAACATTACGCTTGAAACCCCAACAATACAAGCACCTATAATTTACCCAAATTCAATATTTATAGAAGTAGTAAATTATGATGTTGTTGTGTCTATACCTAAGACTGTCGTTGCGTTTATAAACGAGATAGTTTCTAATCAATATGATGTAAATGTAAAAACAAGCTCTACTATAAATGCTGTTTTGTACTCATTGGTCATAGAACAATTAATACCATTGTCACAAGGAACAATAATTGTATTAGAAAAAACAAGTAGTTTCTTTATTGAGGTTACAAACCCTATAAAATACAGCTTATATGAGCAACCAATTCCAAATATGTTTTTTATAGGAATGAATAAATCTTATGCGACACCAAATTTAGCTATTGATTATTTTAATTATAAAGTCAATATAGTTTTAAATGAGCCAATTATATACACTGAGGGTTTTATGATGGTTATTTCAACAATGTTAGAAGTTCGTGTCACAGGATATGTTGATATACAACCTGCTCCGACAAATCCTGTATCGGCAACAGTAAACACATTTCACCCTTTATATTCTGACTTTACAGATAAAGCTTTTGGTAAGGATGGGTCAGGTGTTGATATAACTTTTTCTACTGATAATAGTGGTAATGATGGGTATAACTATGCTATATTTAACGGTACAACATCACACATAACACCATCAATATACTTCAACTCAAATAATAGTCATACATCGTATATGCGTTTTAAATGTGATGTGATAACATCAACAGAAAAAAATGTTTTATTATGTAAGCAAAATTCTGATGGTATTTATGAATTTTATATTTATATAAATAGTGATGGATATGTGGGGTATTATGTTCAGGGGAATGAGGGTATTTTAACAAATGTAAAAATAAATTTCAATTCATTTTATCATTTTGTATTAAATAATGGAACTGATGTTTATATAAATGGTGCGTTTGCAGGAAGTGTTCCGTCATTTGATTACTCACCAAAAATTGTAAGAATTGGTGCAAACTTAAATAATACAGTTTATCACTTTAAAGGTAGTATAAATATGGTTCGTGGTTGGGATGGGGGATTGACTATTGATGAAATAAAATCATTACAAGATTTGACTTTTGATGATTTGAATTATATAACAGCTCCACAAATAATCACACCGTACCCAACATTAAACTTTTTAGATGTTATTACACCAAACTATGTTGGAGCTTTTACAGCAGGCACAACACTGACTTATCCGACGGTAATGGCTCAGTCAATTATGTTGAGAATAGTACCGTTGTATTTAAAAACAAGAGAGAATGTTTACGTAAAAGCACCGTCACTACTATTACAAATCACGAAGACAGACGAGCCATTGTGGAGCAGAGTATTTCCGAACTCTTTTGGACTTACTGCCGTAGTAACATCAAGTGTTGCACAACCGTACAAAGACAAGAGAGTTGTGTCGATAGGCTTAGTTACTTTTAATGAGAAAATGTTATGGGAACAAAATTTAGTTACACATACATTTAGTGCTGCATCAACTAAAATGTTAGATGGTTCGACTGTTTATTCTGTGTTACCTAAAAAACAATTTTCGAGACCCTACAAAATTATGAGTAATAATGTTATAATGTTAAATAAAGTTGTCGTAAATCAACTAAAAACTCTTTCTGCTGTTGGGGTTCATAAGATAATTTTCGATGATGGTAGTTTTGAATATATGAAATTTGATTTAACTAAAAAATATTTAGAATTTACACCGCTGTACGATGGTGCTGAGTATTTTTATACAAATATTGAGGTGTTGATATGACAAGATTAGAGTCTGTTTCAGTTGATGTTGCAGGTACACAAATTTTCCCATCATCAGTATCCATTACTATGGGCATTGGAAGAGGGTATAATAATTGTAACATTTCAGGTAAAGGAATTTCAGGTAATGTTGGTGATACTGTTAAGGTTACTATAAATTCACAAATATTTACATTTATATTAGACCAAAAAAATTACAATGAGCGAAATACAATAAGTTTTGAATGTAGTGGGAAGCCAATAGAGCTCACTGATATATTGACAACGAATGATGCTTATTCTTATTCAAATTCTGATGAATTGATAGAACAATCTCGCGGTTCAATAGAAGTTGTTAACAATTTACCAACAATAACATTTACAAATCAGTCTTATGCAAAAGATAGTACACCTATGAGCCGTATTTTAGATATGGTTAGAGTTATTGGAGGTGATGCGTATGAGGTAAATGAAAAATTGTATCTTGAAGAACTTAAAAGCATAGATGCTTCTCCAACAATAGCGCACTCTTTTTTGAAGTCAGAGGTATTTGCACAATCATATAGTGATAAAAGAGATAAAACAGCAAAACTTAAATCAATACTTACAAATCCTGTAACAGATGATATTTACTCTGAACCTAGTATTTCATTTGATTATGATAATGACAATATGCGCGGTGAGGTATATTTTAATCCATCACTTTCTAAAGGTTTTTCATATTCAATAAACGGATTGAGCGCAAGAGAACCCTTGCAGTCGGTAGTTAATGAAACTATAAATTTATCAGATGTTAGTTTTACAAGAACAAAAGGTGGGATAGACAATATCGTATCAATTACAATAAATGGAAATCCTCTCGTAAAAGACACGGATTATTTCATCTATCAAGGCTACAACGTAATACGATTTGCTTCAAAACAAACAGGCGAGTTGGCAGTTAGTTATAATACAAAATCAGTGACTGTGTACGCGTACAGCTCAATGCAGTTTTCAATCACTTATCAATGTAATAAAATAGAGGACGTAATTCCAGAAAGTTTTGCAGATAATACTGTGAACAGTGGTACGTGTTATTGTGAGATTATAGACCCCCTAGTGTACGAAAAAGGTGGGGATGTTTTAGTATCTAAGGATACTGATATTACGCTTATATTTGTAGAGAAAAAAGGTGCGCCAAATCTAGTGGACTATAAGACACAAGACCTATCAACAGGAACAGGTAAACTTTATATCAAGTATCTTTACGATAGTACGGATTGGACTGAAAAGGCATTTATGGGCAACATCACGGATGCACTAAAGACAACAATCGAGACGACAACTCAGGAGATAATCTACGACAGCGATTTAGATAAGTATGTCACATACCTCGATAAACCTATTACGTCAATCAACGCAATATATTTTGGAAGTCAGGCAGTACAGAACTACAGCTATGTTGATACGGGTACGACACCGTACATTTCATACGAGGCGGGAGACGTTGGTAAAAAGGTTGATATCTCAATGAGCATAGACCTCGTTGATATAACGATACCTGCGCCACAAGCAGGACATCCCGTAACACTACTTGATGCTATTGTATGTGGCGGTGCAGCCACTCAGAAATGGGTACTAGATGACAATGCACTATGTTCGCTTCCTGCTACATTCAAAATTGATATAGCGGGTAGCTTTGGACTGCCGATTGAGGATGTATTCGGTAAAGAGGTCACAGGCGATTTCGGAAGTCTCATTGTAGATAATTTCGGTAAGGTAGAGGTAACGGTCACAACGGCTAAATTGTATTACATTATCTGTTCAAATATCAAAGAGAATGGAAAAATCACAGTAGACGCACAGGGGGTAGTATAAAATGACTACGTTTACAAGCACAGAGTATTGCAGTACGGAAAATAATGGCTATGAGGGCCTATATGAGCACGATAGAGGCACGAAACAGTTGATAATAAAAGATAACCTACTCTCAGACGAAACTGTTGCTAGAGCGAGAGCTAGAGCGGAATTATTAAAAGGTGGTTACAAAGAGCGATGGATAACCATTAAAACAATACACACACCAAACTTGAAACCTAATGACATTATCGAATACGATGGTTTAAAATGGATTGTTCGTGAAATTTCATTATCTTTTAGCCCTCCAAAATTAGAACAAACAATAAAAGGATTACGTTATGAGTAGTAACACAAGTACAACATCAATCGTAAAAACCTTAACTTCGATAGTTGATAGCAATATTGATAAAACAAAAACACTAACAATAAATAAAGTATTATTGTACAAAGCCGGTTCAACACTGACGGCAGTCGATTTAGGTAAACTTTCCAACTAGGAATTATTATTATGGGAAAAGTAATATCATATAGTGGGAGCGGTCAAAACACACAGACCACTGTTACAGCCACAAAATCAAAGAAGAAAACACCATCCTGCGTAACATACAAAAAAGACACAATCACGCCCTGTATAGAGTTTAAGACAGAGGCATTTGAAAAGTGTATCGAATGGGAAGTTGATGACAAATTCATTGAACTTACATCCGATGATAAACAAGAAGACGGATGTCCTGACGTTACAGACCTACCTATACTTGAAGTTTCGACAATAAATGATATAACTTTTGACGAAGATAGAGATGTTGTGCCACAAGACATAAGTAAACCTGAAACAGCACACTTTTACCCATCGGATATAGGTAAAGCTTTGGTGTCATCAAAAGATGTTGTAGTTATAAATATTAAAAATTATGATAACAATACAACGTATAGTTGTCTATGGACTTCAGAAGATTTTGAATTTCAAGATTATTGTGATAGACAAAGTGAATACGCTGTAGATAATGGTGACGGCACTATAACATTAACGTTAGGAGATATACATGATGGTTGGTCGTTCAGTTTATGGATAAAAGCAAATGATGGAACGAATTGTGATAGTGATTTTGCTTATATTGATTTTTTAACAAAAGTACGAAGTGAAAGTCCTATAATTGACGATAGTGGCTCATGGACTGTTGTGAACAAAGAATACACATTCAATATCTATGATTATAAAACATACAGCTCATACACAGCGAACGTTGAATACGATGAAGCAACAATAAGTGTTGATACTGTAAAAATTAAAAATATAGATAGTGAATTTACAGTATATACAGATAACACTAGATTTGTTTACAACGGATATTTTCTAATAACTGCAACAGATAAATATAAATATGAAAGCCACCCAACATTATTATATTTTGAAGTCGATAGTTTTTTAGAATTATTCATTACAAATTCTCCTATTGCTTATGAAGATGATAACGAACAACAAGTAAAATGTCCACCAACAGCAAAATGGACTTTTTATGGAAATGATGAACAATATGATTATTACTGCGAATATGATAATGCTCCATCAATATTGCCACAAAAGATAACAACAAATTCTGTTATAAGTACAACAGGTGAAAGTGGTTATAGTTTGTGTAGAGTGTATAAATATAATAAGGGTGATACTACAACAATATTATCAACATATACATTATTTAATGGGTATGAAAGTTGTTTTGTAAGATATGACAATTCCACATCAGATTATGATAATGATGCTTGGGATTATCATTTTACATTGGCTCACGTATCTGAATATGATGTTGTTGTGACAGGTAGTGGATATAAGGGTCACAGCACACCAACACCTGAGCCAATATGTGAGGGTAGAAATTATAATGCGGGCTCACTAGGGCTTACAATATATTGTAATTATTATCACGATATAAATGTAACTATAACAGCATCAAGGTACAACACAGATGTATTACAAATACATTTCAGTCATTAACAAATTAAAATAAAATATGTTATAATATCACATTGAAAGGATTTGATATGCCTCAGATAGTAAAAAATTCAGTGCCACATATTTTAATAAGTATGTTTGTAGCACCAATAATGTTAGCGATATTTGCTTGGGCAGGGAGTTCCATACTTGGTAACAGAGAAGTGACAGTATTGATGCCGACAGTCACTAAAAAACTAGATGAGATATCAACTAAACAAGACGCATTATTGGTGACCGTATGGGAAAATAAGAAAGATATAGCTGTAATTAAGACTCTTATTCACAGCAAAACAAAAAAGGCTCAATAATGGCTATAGACAGTACACAATGGACTAAAAAGCAAAAACTTACCATTAGAGCTACATCATCAGATACAGGCAACGCAGAGATAATTGACGGTGCTCACTCAAACTTTGTATGGTCTCTTACTGAGGCAAACATAGATGACGGTTTCTTTAGTATATTTAAGACAGATGGTGGGGATATTCGCTTCACTACGGATGCACAAGGGCAGAACGAACTAGCCTTTGACATCATTCTTTTTGATAAGGCGAATAAGAACTTATACATCAAGGTAAAACTTCCTATCGTTGCACCAGATAACTTACAGTCATTTTATATCTGGGGTGGGAACTCAAACGCCAATCTATATGGTAACTCAGACACATACGGAAGATATGCAGTATGGAGTGATTACACATTGGTTTATCTCCCAACGGATGATGTGCTAAACGGAGACGTAACAGATAGAACGGGGAACTATACGATTTCCCAATCTGGATGTTCTTCATCAAACTTTACATCAACGCCTAGAGGAACAGCTTTTACAACAAGTAGTGGAAGTCAGTACCTAAAGATTACAGATTTTAAATTCTCACAATTCTCGACAAAAGACTTCTCAATATTTGCGGTTGTAAAAAGTGCTGAGACAGGATGGATTGGTGTGTTCGGAGATGAAAGCAGTTATAATCAATCTGGAACAAATACATTCTTCTTCCAGAAAAGCTCAAATGAGCTATGGTGGGAATTTGGTGGTACTAACTTCAACCCTAGTGGTATTGATGCAGCCTATATTGATATAAGTAATTGGTCTGGCTTTTCTGCTATACGAATAGATAAGACCGTAAGGGTACTTATGGGATTGGGTCAAAATGCTTTTGGCTTCAAGGGAGACTTTGACAACACGGCAGACAGACCCGTTGTAATTGGAATGGCTGACCCGTCATATCCAATCAAGGGAGAGATTGAAGAGTTTTCAATTACATTAGATAAGCCTGTTACAGAGCAGTTTCACAACACTTACGTTCATCAGCTTTTAAATGCAGATTTTTCCATTGATAAAGGAACATACGAAGATGCACCGTACACAATATCGGCAGACATAATTGTAAAGGTTGTTGATGTAAATACAAAAGGAGGTATTGAAAATGCAAATGTGATGATACTTAAAAAATCAGATAAGACTAAGATAGTTAGTGGGACGACTAACTCAAGCGGTGTGTACTCTACGAGCATAGACTACTCAGCAGACATTGAATTTGTAGGTTGGGCAAGACAGGCAGATTTGTCAGGTACAGATTATGAACAATCGGACTTTAGTGGAACGATAACATCAAACGGGATTAATGTGGAGATTACATTAACACCTGTTTCAGTATAAAGGATATACTATGGCAATTTACGACATAAGTTCAGATGCTTCTACTGCTGTAACCGCTTGGTTAGCACAGTTTAAAGTAGCATCAACAGGAGCTATAACATTTGTTTCAGGCTCAGATACATTTCACGTTTATTGGATGCACAGAGCATTACAAAAGATAGTGTATGATACAGCGATTAGTGGCGATGATGAAATCAACCTTTCATATCCAAACCCGTCTAAATCAGAGGCGATTGGTACAATCATTACATTGTACGACCATTCAACAGATTACAGCATAAATTACAACGTAACAGACGAAGTAATGAAGTATCATTTTGGCGGGTCGGTCACTCAGAATAATGGAGACGACATTTATTCGGGCATCCAAATTCTTGGTAAGACAGACGGTACAGTAAACATCAACATTTTGCAGAACAATACAGTCCTTACTTCACATTGGGGTACGGGTAAAAACCAGACAGACAGTAATACACTTGCTAGAATTTGTATTAAGACTAAAGATGGCGGAACAGAGATTGATAACAGCCTTGTTCACGTACGTTTGAATAAGTGGCAATATCCGTATGCTACTTGGGGTACAACACTCGGTCTTGGAGAGAAAGTTGCATCTGTTTCCGCAGACGCAAAAGACCCTCAGAATACAACTGCCGATATCGCAACAGTACGAGGGTATGATGTATCGAATACAGACGGGTACAATCTAATCGACATTGACGGTAATGGGGCTAAACCATTTATCGGTAAATGGAATTGGGGAACACAGGCTAATAAGAGAGCCGTTTACGAGTATGTTAAGGCAATCCTATGTGAGGATAGCTCAGACACTTTATATGGTGTTAATGGTAAGCTATGGACAGGTCGCCTATATGATTGTGCTATTGGCTCAGGAACAGGTACGTGGACACAAAATGAAACTCTTTCTTGGGGTACAGGAGCTACGGCAGGAACAGGTAATCTCGTTGCGGTAGATAATACTACAAGTTCGTCTGCAACAAGATTGGTACTGCACTTAAATACAGGTGTATTTCCTGCTGATACATTAGAGGTAACAGGAGCAGGTGGAGCAAAAGCTACAGTATCTGGAACACCGTCAGCACTCTCCACTTCTCCAAACCACTTGGGTCAGTTTACAGGTGCTTGGATTGGTGCTTACGGTATTGGTTTTGAGCCTACACAAGTAACATCGGCAGACGGCTTTACATCACTTGACGGGGATACAATCACACCGCCAAATAATGTTACTATTCAGGGTACTATCAACTGTGTAGATAGTGCTGATGACCCTCACGTTATGTTGGCTAAAAAAGATAGCTCACTCAATGCACCAGACTATGATACATACACTTGTTCTGCTAAGTCGTCAGGAGCAGGAGCTATTGATGTTGATGCTATTGGAGCAGACGTACCACAGACAGGATATGTTGGAGTGTTGAGAACAGGAACTACATCAAGAGAGTATTACAAATACACTTCTTGGAGTGGAACTACATTTACACTTGACGGAACACTTGACGGAGATATCACTAATGGAGATAAGGCTCACGTTGCTATCTTCTATGAAAGTGCAACAGGCGGTACAGTTGCTAAAACAGTTTCAAATACTCTTGTATATCAAGGCTCAACTATTGATGTTGTAGGATGGGTAAGACAAGGTAAAGAGACTGCACCAGACATTTGGCAACCTATTTCAGGAACAATCGGCTCAGGAGGCTTTAGCTTCTCTATCAACTTAACCAGAGAGAGCTAGAAATGGCTTATTCGGTGGATTGGGAAGCACGTATCGTTTCGATACCACGTGCAGATTTGGTTTATTTGTCTCCAAACAGATACAAGCTAGATATGGATGAGTTTAGAAGAAAATGCCGTGCATTGGAAGCTGACCCAGATGAGGGCTTGTCATACCCACCGATTATAAAATACTATTCCCCTGTCGATACGGGGGATGTAATTCTAGGTAGAGTTGTTTTAATGATAAATGACTACAAGCTCAAACTCGAAGATACTGCGGAAAGATACTCAGCACTATTTGACGGAGCAAATACTAATGTTCATAACAACACTCTTATCACGAATGGTATTCCTACACCAAATAACTCGGCGGGACTTCAAGATTTATCTACGCTTCTGGCAAGTGCATATCAAGGCTATGTTACATTAGACCCAATCAACGGTCAGGCAGGTGTATCAACGCCTATCGGAACAGTAGGTAAGCCCGTTAATAACATTCAAGATGCTCGTATTCTAATGCAAAAGCTAGGGATAAACGAATTGTCTGTTTCAGGAGACATAACATTCGGAGCAGGAGATGATATTTCTAAGATAATCATCAAAGGTCTTAACCCTCTATTGACACATATCACTATTGAAGATGGAGCTGACACAACAGATGCAGAAATTTATACTGCTACGATAACAGGGCTACTTGATAACAATACTGCTTTAATACGCTGTGTGATTGACGGGATAGAGTATTTTAATGGGTATATGATAGACTGTGGATTAACCGAAAAAGTAGTACAGCTTGCTGGCGGTTCACAAGCCTCTTTTATTCAATGCTACTCTTTGGTTGCAGGAACAGATACAGCTAAGGTTGATTTTGGCAATACAGGTCAGTCTGCCATTGTTCGTGGTTTTATGGGTGGACTTAGAGTTATAAACAGAAAAGGCGATGATATGGCGAGTCTTGATTTCGAGAGCGGTCATTTTGTTGTTGATGCTACTTGTACGGGAGACCCTATCACAGCAAGAGGTAGTTTTAAATACACGGTTGAGAATGGAGCTACACAACCAAACTTGGTAGGTAAGACATTGACTATTCAAGACGATATACCTACACAGATAATCAATAAGGAATTGTAAGATGGCAACATTCGGTGAACAAATACTTGCGAACTCTTCATTGACATCAGGAACTATTAGGGAATTACTACTACATCCTAAGGAGAGTTCGCCGAGTGGTGAAATTGTATTTAAACCGACCGACAGTTTTGTAACAGAGATAAGTGATTATAATTTACAGGCAAATTTAGATATAATTTCAATATCGTTAGACTTAACACAAAATAACTTGGATGGTGATATTCCGGTTTTAATTCTAAGCGCTGATTTAAAAGATACCAAATTAGGAGCTACATTATGTCAGTAACATTTTCAAGAGTTCGTGGTGATAACTATCCCATTACAGCGACGATAAAAGTAAATGGAAAGTTAATAGACCTCACAGGTAGCATTATGACATTTAGTTACAAATCAAATAGTGAAGCTAAGCGCTCTATAAATGGAACATTAACGCAAAATAAAGGTGAGGTTGAATTTTATCCGGCAGCTGAGGATTTTCAAGTTGCTGGTAAATATCAATTTGACATACAAAGAGAAATTGGAGGCATCATAAGTACGCATTTACGCGGAACGATGCTACTTGAAGATGACATTACATAGCTATCTGTATAGATATGAAACTTCAGAACAAGGTACATTTGGATACTTTGTATATGATAATACCTTTTGTCATAGTATAGAACTGCCGAACAAAGAAAATCAGAGAAACATAAGCTGCATACCAAATGGTGATTATACTTGTAAACTTTTCTATTCACATCACTTTAAACGCTTTCTATATAATGTCACAAATGTAAAAGGTCGCTCATATATATTAATACACTCCGGTAATTTTGCGGGTGATGTAGAAAAAGGTTATAAAAGTAACTTTAACGGGTGTATTGGACTTGGTTTACATAAAGGCTATCTGGGAGACCAAAAGGTCATTTTAAATAGTCGTACGGCTGTTCGTGAGTTTATGACGTTTATGGATGGTCGTGAATTTCAATTACATATAAGGAGTTTCTATGGAAACGATACTTAATTTTTTAGGCGGAGGACTAAGCGGTGGTTTATTCGGCATACTTGGCGGTCTTGGCACAGCTTGGTTAAAGTACAGTGACGATAAAGCTGAAAGACAATTTCGATTAGCTGAGTTAAAGTCTAAACAAAAACACGAAGTTGAAATGATAAAAGCTGAAACCGATGCAGCAGTTCGTGAAGTTGAAGCAAATATTCGTAAAACTAAAATTGCAACAGAGGGTCAAATTGAGTTGGCTGAAACTGCGGGTCGTAATCAAGCGATTGAACGGTTGTCAAAAAATACAATCGAGTCATCATTCTTAGAAAAAATGCTTTTTAAATCACATGGTTGGAAATCATATTTTGCAATTCCTATAGGTTTATTGATAATCACATTACAAGGCTTTGTAGATATTTTAAGAACTTTGGTGCGCCCTGTGATAACTTACGGGTCAGTTGGATTTTCAATGTATGTTACATATTATGCTTTCACTATGTATCAACAGATGGGTTTACAATTATCATCTGAAGATTTATATCATATTATACAAGATATGATAAAACTTTTAACATTCACAACATCAACTGTAATTGGCTTTTGGTTTATGGATAAGAGTATGAGCAGGAAGTTTCAAAATAGCTAAAAGCCCGTATGGGCTCTAGCGTTTGTTTATACGTCTATCTCTAGTGAAATAGCGAAGTCTATCGCCGGACATAACCTCAGCGATAATTTTCTTTATTAAATCAATCATTGTTTTCCTCCGACGGTGGTTTTTCATATAAATTCGGAAACAACTCTTGACGTAAATCTTTAACAAACTCACGTGTTTCTAACTGCGTATGTTTATCAGTACGTTGTTTAATAAAGTGTTCCCACGCATTAGGATTATTAGTATATCCCCCAATAGTAAAGACACGATTTTGCAGCATATCAATACCTCTATTCCAAACTTCTTTACGGGTGATACCGTAACCATCTTTCATAAGCGACTGTAAATGAATAGGTGAATGTGTAGGCACATATTCATCCCACTCTTTTTGAGTCATTTTAACCTCATCCGGTTTCCAATAACCTCTATCACAGTTTGCAAAGCGCTGTGAATGTGATACAGTTGTGAGTTGTGTATGTGTTGAGATTTGACCATACATAAAATACGGTGTTTCGCATTTAAAAACTTTGTAATGAGTAAAGTCAACTGTCTTTAAAACATCTTTGAGACTCCATCCCCAATTTAAAAGTTCGCGTGCATTTGTGTAATATTTTTTATCTTGTACAAAACCAAAAAATTGACTGTGTGTTAAATCAATTTTGTCAATAGTGCAAGGGATAAATTCTAGCACACGACTAGCCGTCCCGCCATAAGACTCTGTTAGAAGTCTTTTAAATAACTTTTGAGCACTTTTTGGTGATTTATCACGAACAACACTGCTACAATGAGCAATGTAAACTTCCAAATCAGCCTGTGATGTACTTCTAGGTTTTAATTCTGAAATATTCATTTCAACTCTCCTGAATTTCTAATACTGTAGAGGTTTTAAACCATTGTTTTAAACCATCAACTGTTGTTACAACTAAATATTGTTTATCAAAATAGTACGATTTTACGTGGGCAATTTTAATATCCTTTTGGGTATCTTGTTTTACAACAATATTCAATTTTATATCTTTATTCATAAGTTTTGACCTTTCAAATATTTAGCTGCCTTTTCAGCAGCTTTAGAGGCTTTGGTATATTTATCACCAATAACCTTACCGTTAATAACTAATGTGTATTTGCCATTACTATTATATCTAATTTCAAGTTCAGCCATTATAACAATACTCCTTTAAGTTTACATTTTGAATAATCAGGTGTGTGCCAATGTGTTTGTGCTTCCGGTGAAGTATCTTTCATCCATTTTCCGTGTACATCCGACCACGCTCCAACACGACTTTCAATCACTTTTAAAACCTCATCAAAAACTTTACGGTGGTCATAACCCATTGCAATCATCTGAGTTACACATTTACGGTTTATAGCTTTCATAACACCTATGAAAATGTCACCATCGACTTGTTCGTTAAGATTTGTCAATATTCCTAAGTTATTTACAATCAAAAGATTAAACTCGTTTCTACTGAGCACTTCAGTTTGTAATGCAGCTTTGATATAAGCTAAATCATTTGTAAAGAAAATTTGGTCGTTAATATTATAAGTGAATTTCAACAGTTCGACATTAGTAAAAATGAACTTGTCAGCCACAGCATCAATCATTTCAGTTTGGTCATTAGCTTTACATCCAGCTAACCATTCACCATTCTCTTCAGTTATGTTCGCAACATAATCAATAATACTAGGGGTTTGTAAGCTAATACTTCGCTCGGCTGCCCACACTTCTAAACGTTCATTTAATTCTTTTGTATTCATCGTTTTTCTCCTTTTGTAATGAATTGAGGTTCGTCTAACTCTTTTAAAAGTTCTTTTAAAACATTTAACGCAATCCCTCCGTCATCCGAATAGGCTTCTAACTTTTTAATAGCTTCAATCAACTTGTAACGCCCACGTAATCGTACCCAATCTTCTTTTATTGCATCTAGCAGGTATACTTCACTTCGTTTGCGATGGTCAATACTACTTTCATGAATAGGCATCGTAATCTGATGAGCTATTTCGAGTGTTGCACGTAACGCAATACCATAATTAGTTTTATGTTCTGTAAATTCAACTATAGGTAAATGTTGCATCAGTTATCCTTTAATCTATCTTCAGCGACTTGTATCTTCAATTTAGCATAAGACACAAGCACAGTTCGCCCTTTAAATAAAAACGCATCAACTCCGGCGTTTATTGCCATTGTTGTTTTACGCTTAAACGCGATAAGGTCTTTGCGTGTTTCAATTATATCTTTCATCGGATACTCACATTATATTTTTCAATGGCTTGTTCGTAACCATCAACTTTATCTTTATACATAGTCCCCATTATTGAACCACCTATAGCCATACCTAATAAAAAAATAAACACTAATTTTAAAGTGTTTATCATTTCCATAACCTCTATGTCTTCTCGTTCGTCACGTGTTAACATTTTGTCGTCCTTTTTCGTTTAGATGAAAAAGTATAACGTAGTAAACCTTTCGTTAAACTTAATGTTAAACATTTTTGTAGATAATATCCTTAACTTCTCTCAAACTGCGCACAACCTTAGCAACAGCCCCAGCTTTTTTGAGTTGTTTTATACGTAATTTTTGTATTTCTCTAGGTTTATCTTTAGCAGTACGCTTTACTTCAAAGTAAAATGATATGCCGTTTTCAATATGATGGATGTCAGGGATACCAGCCGGTACGGGTTCGTGTTTGTAGGTAAATGTGTTAGGGCGGCTTTTAAGCCATTTTAGTATATCACTTTGTATCTTACTTTCCAGAGGTATATTCTTCAAAGTCTATCTCCATAAGTTCAAACTCATCAATTTCATTGTCGATAAATTCTCGTAACAGTTCTGGAATTGTAACTCCACGAAATTTTGAAAGCTTTAAAAGCACCTCATACAAATCCATAGGGATTGACATATTTTTATTTTTTATTAACATTTTTCTTAAACCAACTTGATGTAAAATTTTCTTTTGCTTTAACAGCCTCTAAAACATATTCATCAATTCCAGATAGCAAATAGTGAACGCTCATTTTTGTTTTTCGTTTCACATTCATCAATCTAGCTTTTACTTGAAAATAGTTAGCACTGCTAAAACCCATAGAATATATTATCATAGTTTTGTAGTGTGACAAATCAACACCCGTACTTAATTTAGTAACACTACCTGTGTGTGAAAATATTTTACTTAAATATTCTTGTTCGTGCTTGTAATAGCTCAAAATGATAGTGTTCTCAATATCAAAATTCTCATGGATGTAACTTACTTTTGGTGGGGTTTTTTCAAACATTAACGTTTTTGGAGTGAATATATATTTTGACTCTTCATATTCATCACGCTCTTTTTCACTCATCTTTTTGACAATTTTCTTTTTAAGTTTAATAAAGTTTGGATTTGGTTTACTTTCCGGTTCTGCTTTTATCCCTATACCACCGGCAAGTTGATGAAGTTTTCCTAACAATTTAACAGGTGTGTTGGCAAGTATTACATAATCATCTTTAACATACAACAATGTTTTTTTTAAACGCTTTTCAATCTTCTTCTGCCATTTTTTCATACCAACGTGGTGTAGCACATCTTTTGACTCGTGCTTATGCCCGGCAGCCTTGCGTGTAAGTGTGACTACAAGGTGTTGCATATCTCGTTTAATCTTATCGACCTTTGTCTTTTTATAACTAGGTACTTCACGTGTACCTGTGTATATTTTAGATGGGATGCCGTACTCTTCAAAGAACTTTGTAAAACGTGGAAATTTGAATGGAGACCAACTACTCAGACCTAACTGATAGTACATACCGCCGTAACCCTCAGCAGTCGGTGTCGCTGATGCAAGCATTAAAAATTTACCTTTAGTGAACTTTACAACCTCTTTCCACGTTACAGATGGCTTTGGGGTTGGTTTAGCTATAAATCTATGCGCCTCGTCACACACAATCAACTGATAATCGTCGGGGTTCATTTTATGTACCGATTGATAATTTATACAATCGACCTCAACACCAATCTCTTTAGCTTCTGACAACACACCACTTATAGCACTTTTTTCAGTTATTACAAGCGTCCGGTATCCTTTTGTTGCGTTTAGAAACGCCCTACTTTTACCTGCGCGCGCTTCGCCCCACAAACAAGCTATGCCATATTGCTGCAAACGCTTTGTAATCTCTTTAGAGGCTTGCTGTTGCGCTTTATTTAGTAAGCTTTTCATTTTTAAATTCTTTGTATTTATGTTTTTTAAGATAATCAAGTATAACTTTTCTGTCTTTTGGCTGATATACATAAGGAACAGAGCCAAAAATTGTACAGATAATATTTGTATGTTTAAGTGTTGGTTTTATGCCACTGTATCTAACCCATTGACCTATACTACTGTTCACACGATAGTCTCTCCCATCAGGAGTATAACTATCTTGCAGCTTTTTTCTCAGTTCTTTATATGCAGCTTTCATAACAATCCAGCTTCTTTCAATGCAATTATCTCTTTAGACTTCATACCCTCATCAAGTAATTTTAAAACTATTTTATCTTTACTTCCAAGTTGTTTTTCTACTAACATTTTTTCAACTCCTTTTTTAAGTTCCAAAGCTTTATACCTTTCTTTGGACTCCATTGATTCATAGCCACAAGGCGAATCATAGTCTGCATATACTTTTCATCGTATCCCTTGTCGAGATAAATTTGTAGAATGTCAGACCAACTGTCACCATATTCGTCAAGTAGCTTTTCAGCACCGCGAAGTGCCACGCCTTTTATTGCAGGGATACCGTCAACACCATCGCCAGCTAACGCTTGACATTTAAAGAAATGCTCAGCAGAAGCTTTTGATGTGCGTATCCAATTTCTGTGCATATAATGACAATTATACCATATTCCCTCAACACCTTTAAAAAGGTCTTTATCTGTTGTAAAACCAAGCGCCCCTTTGCGTACATAATAAGCCACAACATCGTCAGCCTCACAGTTTTTTACAAATGTATATTCTTTTCTAGCCCACTTTTTAAGAGCATCCAAAACTTCATCTTCCGGCATTTTGCTACGGTTGTCTTTATACTCAGGATAAATTTCATATCTGAAGTTTGTTTTGTCAGACATAATAACACGCGTCTTACCGATAGTCCAATTATAAGCTATACTCTCGACCTCAGCTGTCAGTACATAATCTGTGACAATCGCTTTAAAGTGCCGCTTATATGGCTCTAAATCCAATTCAGGCTCTTCACCCCAATCACAATCATAATCTTCACCGTCATCATCCGTAAAACCACTTTTATACGTCTTTGACTTAGCTACTAGAAATGCTATATGGTCTGCATCAATTACAATATCACGCTTTTTCATCTTTCACATCCTCTCTTTTTTATAAATTTCATCGTACATATCACGATTCGATAATCGCTTGTAAATACGTTTAATGCGTCTGTTACGATAGCGCAACACAATTCTAGTGGCTCTCCAAAAGAACCACAATCGTTTTGGAATTTTATATCCAAACATATCATCATTCATTTCAGCAAATAGGTCTATAGCTAAAAAAGTCACCCAACTACCTTTACTGAAATCCGAATACTTTGCAAGCCATATTGCAAATTTATTTTCAGAACCAAAATGTTCCATTAATTCAAAGTACGCATCGTGAGACTGTAACCAAACTTTTTTACGAAATTCGTGACGCTTTATAATCCCGTTATAGTCAACATAAATGTTATTCCCATTTTTATGAACCAACGGATGTTTTTCAGCGAACTTAATATAAATTGCATTTCGTGGATAGTTGAACTCTTTGCAAAAATCAACTACGTGTATGTATCCTTTGTTAGTAATCATTTCTTAATTCTTTAATTGTTTATATATTTTAAGTGCTTCATCATAATCTTTACCACTATGTACAATGAAACCATCTTCTTGTACTACATAAAAAGAATTTAAGTTGTCTACTCTAGTTTTGATACCAAATTCTATATTTTTGTGTGATTTTAAAACTGAGAACACTTTATTAATATTAGCTTGTTCTTTACTCATTATTTATCCTTTAATGATTATTGCATTATCTATTTTGTAAGTTAATTGGTATGATTTACCACTCATCTTAACACCTTATCGATATGTATTTTTATTTCTCTTGTGCAAGCAAGCATAAATGCTAGTATAAGATTAGCATAGAATATAGTACTATCTTTATAACCTAAAATAGCTATTACTATAAATAGCATGATTATTGCATTATCTATTTTATATTTCATAATCAATCCTCCAACTCATCTTTCATATCTTCAAATAATTTAATAGTTCTATTTTCATCTTGAAATAAAATTAAATATCTTTTGTTTTTTAGCCATTTTGAAAATTCTCTTCCTTTTTCTCCTATAACTTCAACTCTTGTTATGTTTGATAATTTCTTTTCACACTCATCAAAAGCCCTATCAGTAGCCTCATTTAACCATGTGAGTACACTAGCAGGATAATTCTCTGCGTTGTATGCTTTTTGCTGTTCTCTATTCATTTAAAAGCTCCTTGTTTTCGTAGATGTTTCCGATTACTTCAATATATTTATTATAATGAGAAACTATATCACTATAAGTGTTGCAATGTTGTAGCTTTTTATTATCCTCTTTATTTATAAGTTTGATAATATATGCGCCACTATCACTTCTTTCAACATAAGCGTAAACATAATTCCCACTTGGCAAAATCTGTGTATTATAACAGTAATCTCCGTAATAATCTATTTCTTTTGTAGTTTTGTACGGGAGTTTAATAATGTCACCCTCATAAATCTCAACACCGTTTTTATCTTTTAATCCTGTATTAATAGATACAGTTGTCATATCAATCGATTCAGCTTCATGTACTTCAAATGTGTAATATTCAATCAATGGTCGAATTGCTATTGAGCAATGTTGTTCATCTACAATATGTAAAAATTCTATTTCAGGACTAAACATAAAACCACCAACAGGTATACCATATACCCATTTTTTATTTGTCGTTGTCAATGCCCTAAATTTAAGCTCTCTCATTGAAATACCCTTGTATCTTGGTTAATACACTTTTGAATATGTCGTCTATATGTGTACCACAATTTTTAAAAGTAATGTTCTGTTCAAAATAGACATAAATTCTTTTACATTTGTATTCAGCAGTTACATCTATTCTAAAAGGCTTCTTCGCTATATCATAAATAGCTTTTTCTAGTTGTTCTAAGGTCATATTCTCTTTATCCATTTTTAATCCTCCAACTCATCTCTCATAGCTACCAGTTCTTGCGGAGCTTCTTCATCGGGTACATACACTATATTATCCCAAGTATTACCATTTCTTCGTCCATAGCTATCAAAAAGTTTGTTATATTTTTTATCATAGAAGCCAAAACATATTACAAATTTTTGTTTTTCATCACCTGAATATTTAACTATGTCTTTATCTTGTAAAGGTCTTGGCGGTGCTATGATAGACACTTTATCATAGAATAAATCTATTGCTTTGTCCTTTGGAGAACGTCTGCCATTCTCTGTAAAATAGCAAAAACCCGATTTATCAAATTTTACGTGTAATGGTCTGTCATGAGAATTGTCAATTCCAGTTACTTCACCAAACTCTTGTAATGAGTAACTAAAAACGCTATCGCCTTTTTTAAATTTTGTTTTCATCTTTTATCCTTTAATTTATTTGCACATTCTTTACAAACTATTTTAAACGGAGTGTCCCAGCTTCCTTGAGCAACCCCATGTTTTCCACATATATCACAAGGTAGCCAAGCCATTACTTATCCTTTAATGTATTTACATATTCTAATGGAGCTATATTATCCCATCGATTTCCGTTTATATCTTGATAATATTTATCTTTACAAATACTTTCAAATTTGCTTACTACCCAAAATTCTCTTTTATGAATATTATCATTGTCCCAAAATACACACAATTCTCCACCTTGTGGTTTCCATTTTGTATAACAATCTTTACAAGTAGATTTGTTATATTTTTCATTACTTACTTCATTCCATTGTCCTAATTCGTATTCGGATTGATTGTCGTATATTACCCAATCTCCTTTTTCAAACTTTGGCTCATCTGGTTTGATTCTATAATTCTCTACAGGGAGTGAAAAAGCAGCAATAGAAATATCTACCCAAGTATGACCATTAAGATATTGAATTAATTTACCATCAGCTAATGCTTTACGAAATTCAACATATTCATCATTTTGGACATATTTGTCTGTAGGGTAAAAATTAGGTTCGAATACCTGTTTCCACCCAATAGAAGTAAGTTTATAGACACCCTTACTGGAGTTATCACAGAACCACTTAATCACTTTACCGTGTTTTTTTACTTGTTCTTTAGTCATCATTTATCTCCTTATGGTAGGTATTTTTCTATAAAAGGGTGTAGCTTTGTTGCAATTTGAGGAACAACATCTTCTACTAAGTCTTCATCTAAGCCAGACATATTATCCATAATAAAATCTTCTGCATCATCATACATTGATTCTCCATCAGCATCAAGCATAAAATCTTCTCCGTATGAAAAATAAAAAGGGTTGCAATCAACAACAACCGCTATATGTTCATTGTTTTTATCAATATCTACTTTCACATTTACCATAATCTTATTCTCCTCTTGTCATCATTTAATTTTTATATGAGAAAAGTATAACGTAGTAAGCCTTTTGTTTAACTTAATGTTTAACATTTTATGATGTTTTGAAAAAATCTTTCTCAACTAAACCAAGACCTATCCCTAAATCAAGTAGCATTTGTTCAGCTTCATTATAGTACCAAGTGTAATCTAAATCCTTTGGTATTTTCTTTTTAAGGGTCATCATAGGCATAGCCCCGTCTGTCTTAGGTACTTTATTACCATTTGATTTATAGTATATAGCGCTGCCTTTTGTCGAATAGTACCATCTCACAACTTTTCCAAGATACTGCCCGTTTTCTTTTATATATTGAGCTTCGTTCTTTTCAATCTCTTCAAGGATACTTTTAGTTACACGTTTATTGCGCTTTAAAGATGCTTCCCAGCGCTCCGGTAAGGGGACAGCAGCCAATCTTTCGCCGACCCATTGTATCTCTGATACGATTACGGGCACATATTCAAGGTCAACACCGAATACACCTCCACCCTTAACATTACGACTTGACAAAAATTTTGTAACATCATCACATTTATTGATAGTCTTTTTTATAGGTGTTCCATTATTTATAAATTCTCGTACAGATTCAAATACTATTGGAGTTTGTGAGTTCTTTTTTAAATAGTTGTTTTTATCCAAAGGGTCAGCATAAACGCCTTTTGCTTTTACATAACCATCGTATTTTGCCACATAATTATTCACATCACGAGCAAAAAGGGCTTTATATTCACCAATTTCCATTTCATAACCTGTAACCTCATCGAACTTCTTGATAATCTTACGAGCTTTTTTTTCTTGCTTTTTAGTATGGATGTTCATTTCCAGACCATCTGTATTTGCACTGACGACACTTATACCTTTACTTTCAAGTTTTTCGATAAGCATTAAAAGTGTGAGCTGTCCTGTGAGTGTTACTTGTAACAATAGGTCAGGGCTGTAAAGTACCGACCATTTACTGCCGTACTTACCAAATGAACCATTGATTGTAATTTTTAAAGAATTTGCGACAAGTGTGTCACCCTCAGCTTTTGCTTTAAGTCTTGTCGTAACAATGTTTTTATATACATCAAGGAATTTTTTACCTAAGTGTAATGGATAATATCCATTCTTTAAAATGATAAAAGGATAATATGAGCTATAGTCAGCGTTCATCATCTTACCTTTAGTTACTGCAAGACTTTTTTCCATAGAGTGTAATCCACCGATACCTATATTGTAACTTGTGTTACCGATAGTTATTACTTCTTGACTTAACGCTGCCGGTATTTTGACTGAACCGCCATTGTCTAATAAAAAGTTTTGGTTTTTTATTTTTTTGAATAGTTGTTTTAATTGCTTTGTCTTGAATTTAATATACTTCGGAGGTTTATAATAACAGTTGTAACCATCGTCGAGATGGGGTCTCTCTGCGTGAATACCATCCTTAGCCAATTCAGACTTCATTACAGCTTCAGCGATTTGCGCATCTGATTTTGAACGCAGGTCTATATCATACTGCTCTGACATCTGCTCACGAAGTTCGAGTCTGTCTTTAATCCCGTTAAAGAGGTCTAAAGTTATTTGTAAATCATTTTCACAATATTCAACGATAGTCTCAGCCTGTTTAATGGTGAGCGGTGTATGGGGGTCGTATGGTAAATCCCATAAAACTTTACTATTTAAGCGTGAGCCATAGAGTTTTAAAGAAATCATAACCGCGGGTGCAGGTTCTTTAAGGTCTATGTGATTGATTTTCAATCTGTCTTCAAACGCTAAATTCATTTTACGATACAACGCAAATGGTTTCAATCTATCTTCGATTATGGCTTTACTCGCCATATACATTTGATTTACAGACGCATTTTTCTTTACAGCGTAGTTAATCAAAGGTATATCGTAGTTATTACCATTATATGTAACTATAAGATTGTTTTCCATAAGCTTTGTGATTTTCTTACATTGCTTTTTAGTAAACTTATGCCAACTTTCAAAAGTTGTAACTTTCCCGTTTTTCATAAACGCAAACAAATTGTAATTCGGATATGTCTCAATATCACAAATCATTGGTGTTTTCATTTTTTAAGTCCTTTAAATATATGTTGCACTACATTAATAGTCCAACCATTACCTATCATTTTGTATCTTTGTGTATTTGATACACCCTCTGTATAATTTTCTGGTAAAGTTTGCAATCTTTCACATTCAAGTGGTGTTATTTTTCTATATAGATATTCGGTTTTGGTTTCGTCAATAACCACACTAGCCATAGAGCCACCATAATATTTATGGATTAAATATTTATTCTAATGTGTACTCCCTGTTGATAAACAACAAGCTTTATCGTTACTTGTATCTGAAAATAACCCTTTGTCTAATCTGCTAATTCCATCAAAAGTTTTAGTAAAGTGTTGTGGGAGAGGTAAACTCATTTCAATATCTTTCAATAAAATATCTTTCAATAAAATACCTTTATTTTTAGGCATTTTTTTCATAGGTATATTAGTCCAATAAAAACGCGGTCTATTCTGAGCAGATACTAAATTACTGTTTATAAATATAGGCTCACAACCCAATGCTGTATTAAACATAGGTAGCCATTTTTTAGTAACTCTTACGTTTTCCAACATAAAATACTTAGGTTTAACAATATGCAGAATTCTAATAAACTCCCAAAATAAATATGATTGACCATCAAACTCAAAACCTTGTTTTTTAAGTTTTTTATATTGTTTTAATGTTGTAACCTCAATACCATTTTTTGTTGAACTGCCTTGTAGTTTACCTATCATTGAAAATCCTTGACAAGGTGAGCCACCAATAAGCAAATCTATATTAAGCTTTTTTAATTGTTTTTTACTAAGTTTTGTAACATCACCTAAGCGATATTTACTATCCTGTGGGTAATTTTTATTAGCAATTTGTATTGCATATTTATCAATTTCGCTACTATAATAAGTTTTAACATTTATTTTAGCACGCTTTAATGCAATTCTTCCACCTGACAAACCATCGAATAATGATAGTACATTCATTTTGTAAGTCCTTTAAATAATCATTTAAGATTTTTTGACGAATTTGGATTTTATTTCCGTTCCACAAAATGACGGTTCACCAAAAGTCAAAAGTTCTGTAATCTTAAACTAATCAAAACCATCCTAAGAAGATTTGAATTAATTTAAAGACCCTCTCATCAGGGAAATAGGGTAAACCTGACAAGAGGGAAGAAGTTGCGCGATGACAGGTAATTCAAAGACCCGTCAAATAGATAAACACACACATACAAGGTTCAAGCAAAAACCTTTAAGGAGAATGTGAGATTAAAATAAGGACTTGTGGGTGGCATCGAAGCCACACGGCTGGAAAAGACCGCTCTCCCATCAGAGACCACAAGATATGACCTCCATCTTTGACACTTCTTTGAGAGGTGGATGGAGGGTGTTGTTGTACGTTTACTGAAGACAAGGGGTTGGGAAAATTCATTAAAAACCTCTCCCTTGCGACAATGTAATTATAAACTATTAAACCTTTAGTTTAACTTAAAGTTTAATCTTTTTTAGACTTTTTTTTCTTTTTGTCTTTCTTTTTAGACTTTTTCTCTTCTTCTGGAAAGTCGCCATCAGCGCCGCCGAAGTCTTCAAAGTCACCCTCATCATCATCTGAGAAGCCAGCATCAGGAATATACTTGACGTATTTTAAAATCTTGATACCGGATAACCAAAGTGAAACCCCAGCCTCACCTTTCTTTTTGTCAGAGTGGATTGTCATTGTACCGCTGATACGTCCATAAGAACCGTTACCAATTCCCTCACCCTCTGGTAAGTTTACAATTTTGTTATGTGCGTTTACAATTTTTATTTGTGTTTTGCGCACATCACCATCATCGTTTTCAAACTCTGCACGAGTTTTAAAGTTGAACAAGAAGTCACCGTCATCTTGTTTACGTTTGATTTTGTTGGTAGGCTTATCACCTTTGAACCAGCTTGGTTTGTTCTCTTCAAAATACTCACAAATCTCAGCATAGAGTTTCTTTGCATCTTTTTTGTTAAGCTTTACACCAGCTGTATATTCATAATACTTACCATCATAATCAAGTTTACCTTGACCTGATACGTTCACGTACATTAAATCACCTTTTGGTGTTTCGATTTTTGTCTTTTCAGTTGCCATTTTATAATTCCTTAATTCTGTTTAAAGAAACCCAACGAGTTTCTTTGTCATTTTCAATTTGAACTTGTGCAGTTTCATCATTAGCGTATTCACATACCGCAGTTACAATACCGGAAAATCCTGTTACAGAATCAACTACAGATATAGATAACCAATCGCGCGGAATTGCTACGTGTTTCTGATTAGACATTTCGCGAATGTATCCAAGCAATGACGCGATTGCCGTACTGCCACGTCTTTTGATTTCAGTGGCAATGCTAAGAATTTTAGCGTTGAGTTCAAGACTTGTAAGTTTTTCAAACTCTGACGTTTTAATTTTAATTTTTAGAAGTTTGTTGATTGCTTCATCAAGGTTATCGACACCCAACACGTCCATATTACTATCTATCATTGCAGCTAGAATAAAAGCTATTTGTTCATCTTGCATTTTCATTATTCACTCACTTTTTTAAGTTTTTTAGAAAGTTTTTTGTGACTTTTTCTACCCTCTAATTTTTTAAGAATTTTAGATGCTTTTTTAACATCACCTTTTTTAATGGCTTTTTTACAAGCTTTTTCAAGAGCTTCATAATCTGCCTCTTCCTCAGCTACATTTGTATCTTTTGTAAGTTCAGTTTTAGGGAGAGCTTCAGTTTCTGGTTCATTCTCCTCTTCTGTTACTACACCATTATATGTATCGAAGAATTTTTGCATAGCGATTGTGATGCTTGCAATTTTTGCACCTGTAATACGGCTAAGCTCCAAATCACTCTCTTTGATAAATTCAGTGTCTTCTACATTCTCATCGAATACACCGTAGTTCGTTCCAACAAAATCATAGAACTTACCATCTTTAATTCCGGCTACCATATACCGCAGTCTTTCCTTGTTGTCCTTAGCATTAAGAGCATTATATTGTCCCTTAATCATTGCTTGTATCATTGATTTACTCATTTTAGAGTCCTTTAAAGTTATTTGCTTGACAATTTGTTCGACAATTTGTCGTTGCATAGGAGAATTATAATATAAGTCACCTTTGAAAAAGCTTAAACGATTTGTTTATCAAAAGGCTTGACAAAATGTTTAATCTCTACTATAATACGCTTACATATTTATATAAAGGTGTGGTTATGGCAACTGTTGAAAACTTTGAAAATCAACGCAGAACAAAGATGGTTGGGGTGAAATTCACTCCTGAAGAACACGATGAACTTAAAAAACATTGTGAAGAGATTGGTGTTACGATGAGCCGATACTTGCGATTTCTCTATAAAGAGGATAAGAAAAAACGTTAAAAGGGGCTCGCACGCGAGCTCTTATGTGAGTCAATCCGCTGAAGTTACAGGTTACGTCCATTTCCTCAACGCCTTAGTGATTGGCTCTCATAAGGGTTTACAAGGAGTTGTTGAAAAATGGACGCTTTCAAAAATAGCTCACCCTTAAATTTAAAAAAGTCTAGGATTTGAATGTATAAAAAACTCAATGATTTATCCGATAGAATAATCTATGCTAAAGTGGGGTGGGATAAACAAACGAATAAAAAAACCACAAGCTTTGGAAAGTATTGGGGTGAAATACAGCGCGAAGAAGCAAACACAATAGGTTTCAAAACAGGTAAGGGGCTTGTTGTTGTTGATGTTGACACAAAGAACCTCGATGAGATTGATAAGATAATCGGTGAGGAACTTAAAAAACTTACACCGACAGTCACAACTAAGCGTGGTTATCACTACTATTTCAATTTCAAACGCTCAAATGAATTTGTCAATAAGGCATCATACTCAGAACTCATTGACGTTAGGTCTGACGGTGGTTTGATATTTGCAAAATATATTGGTAAAGATAAAAACATATCTTATAAAGAAACCGGTAAGATTTATAAAAAGATGCCAAAGAAATTGGAGAAGCGCTTACGTGAACTTATGGAAATTAAAAGTAAAGTCGCTAAGAAACGCGGGCAATGGGAGCGTATTGAAAAAGGAGGCATCCACGACGGTACACTTTCATATATTGGAAAAGATTTTGCAGCAGGTCTAAGTTACGATGAGGTCGTTGCGAATGGAATTGAATATGTCGAGCGCTACTTGGGCGGTACACCACGTGAAATGAAGCTGATGATGGCGCGTATCAAGGACGGTTACAAGTATCACCTTAGAAATAAGTTGGAGAAAGCAAAAAGTGTTCCAACTTCTGAACCTGAAGAGATTGGCGGTGATTTTGATGATAGCGAAGTGCGTGATATGCTTGTGAAAGCTGAGCGTGGAGGGGCTTTAGAATTAGAGCGCGTTATGAAACAAATCAAACAGAAATTAAAAGTCAGTATCGGTACTCAAAAAGAGATACTTGCAGAAGCCAAAAGTGGTGGAAGTGGATTATCTTCATTCTTTGAGGGTGATATAATCTTCGACCCTTTAACCGGTGAATACTGTGAGGTACGTGAAACATCAATAGTACGTTATCCAAAATCTAATTTCACACAGGTGGTTATGAGTGCAAGCGGGTATATGAAGCCGTCCGAAGTTTCTGAACTATTACACACTGTACCTGTAAAGCGTTTGATATATGCTCCTGATATGGCTGGGAGAGATATAATGGATGAGAATGGTAATCCGGCTATAAACTCTTACACACCTGTAAGTTATGAGAAAGCAAAAGGTAAAAAGATACCTAAACTGATTAATAAGTTGTTAGACAATCTCTTTTTATCGCAGCCTGAAGCTAAGGAATATTTCTTGCATTGGATGGCGTACATTGTGCAGACACATAGGAAGACAGGGGTGGCTTGGGCTTTTTATGGTGCGTCGGGTACAGGTAAGGGGATAATATCAGATATTATGATGCGCTTGGTAGGTCATAAAAATGCAAGTATGAATGTTGGTGACGCGGCTTTACAATCAGATTTCAATGAGTATCTCCACGAAACTATGTTCCTGCAACTTAATGAGATTGCATCTGACTTTCACGGTCGTCACGGTGTGGCAGGTAAGATAAAAGCTTTCACAACAGATGATACTGTTCTTATAAATAGAAAAGGTATAGCTGCTGTGAATTGTAGAAATTATTGTAATGTGATTTTGAACAGTAACAAACATAATCCTCTTGAACTCGATATGGATGATAGAAGATGGAATATGATTGAAGCTCAAAAACCCCTAAAGGATTGCAAATGGTTTGAAGTTGGTGTGACAGGTGATAAGATACTTGAAAAGAGTTATGAGTTCGGTGTTTGGTTGATGAAGTTTGAGGTTGATATTAGAAAAGCTACCAGACCTATGGAAGCATCTGAGGCTAAGATTGCAGTTTCTGAGCAGACATCATCACCTCTTGTAAAGTTGGCAAACATCATTAAAAATGGTACTGTAGATGATATGAAAGACTTTTTAGGTTTGGATGAGGATACTTTAGAGATAGATTTGAAAGAACTTGAAAAGGCTTTTAAAAGTAGATTTTGGACTAACAGTTTGCTAACAAATCTATATGCTGTTAGTCTTGGTAAAAAGGTAGAGGTTATTTCAACACGCTTAGTTGTTGCACATTTTGTAAAACCGTACTTAACTAAAGAAAAAAGTTTTGTGTTGAAAATGAGTCGTGGATATGAGGTTTAATGTTTAACATTTTGAATTTGCAGTATTGTAGTGCAGATTGTTGAACATGCAAAACGGTAAAAACAGTAAAAAAACAGTTATATGACTTACTGTTTTGCTCTAGAACTCCCTAGTGTAGGTGAATATAAGACTTTTACAACAGTTACAACAGTAATTTAGATTGGTTAAGTTATAAATATATAAAAAGAGAAAAAAAATATATATATAGGAAACCCAACTTTTTTTACTGTTTTACTGTTTTACTGTTGTGGGGGTTTATAATTAAAGGATGTAAAAATGTTGAACATTATATTAATGAGTGGTTTAAAAGGTAGCGGTAAAGATTTTATCAGTGAGTTAGTGTGTGATGTGTTTGATGGTAAAATAGAGCAGTTCAGTTTTGCTGAACCGTTAAAGGATATTGTAGCTACAGCACTTGGTATCTCAAAAGAGGCACTTGACGATTTTAAAAACAATGAGGATTTGAAAATAGAGACGAACTCCTATGAGGCTAAGTACAACCTCAGCACAAATGCGCGTGAGCTACTACAGCGTTTCGGAACTGAGGGAATGAAGAAATGGTTTGGTGATGATGTGTGGGTAAGGATGCTTGGTGAACGCCTACCTAATAACGGCACAGTCATCATAAGCGATTGGCGTTTTCCTGAAGAATACACAGGGCTCTCAAAATATGGCAATGTTATAAAAGTAAAAGTTGAGGATTTGAATTTGAAACCGGACTCTCATATTTCTGAAAATGCTTTAAAGGGCTTTGAATATGATTTTGTAATTGACAATACTGCTAAAAATGCGTCAATTCTATACACCTTAAAGCCATTTTTAGACAAAATCCATAGTCTGATGAGGGTTGAGGCTTAAAAAAGCTTCTATGCCCTCTCAAAATACCCTCACTCTCAAAATCGAAAAATCCTCAAAATCGAATTTTCTAGGATTTGAAAATCTACAGCTTATGATATAATTACAGCATATAAACTTTTAGGAGCGCAGCGATGGTACTCAACGTTACAGGTATAGATGACCTCATCAAAAATATGAACGCGTATGTCAAGTACAATGCAACTGCATCAAGACAAGCTCTAAATGATACAGGTCGTAAGGCAAGGACAGCTGCATTGAAACTTACACGTGAAGATTGGAACATCAAGGCTGCCGACCTGAAGAAGAACTCTAAAATGAAACTTGCAAAGAACTCTGACCTGACATTGACTTTTGAAATGAAATCAGCTCCCATACCGCTTAAAGTCTTCGCAAAAGATTATGTCACATCACTCACACCAACCGGTAAGCGTCGTAAAGGTGGCGCAGGTGTCAAATACAAACTCAAAAAGAAACAGCGTGGATACAGAACGCTAGGTGGAAACTCATTTATCAAAGCTTCTAAGTTCAATGGTGGTCGTGATGAAGTGTTTACACGCCGTCGCTCACCACAGGGTGCACCGATTACAGCACAATATGCAATTACACCAACCTCGATGTTCGACCAACAGGGTGCTGAAAAATTCGTCAATGTGTTTATGGAGTCGTTCGCCGACCGGTACGTGGGGCGGCTACGTCATCTTGGAGCGCTTTGAAAAAAATTTCAAAAAAAATCCGTGTGACTTTTTTAAAACTCTAAGCAAATTTCGATTTTTCAAAAAATTTTTTCAGTTTAAGCTACTTTTAAGGTTATTGTTGCATTTTGTTAGATGTTAAAATGTTCTACAAATTTACATATTTACATGAAAAAGCTTGACAT